ACTCCAACGAACACACCTACCAATACTGCTTCACCAACTATCACACCAACACAAACACAGACGAACACACCGACTATGACGAAAACTCCTACGAACACGCCAACCCCTTCATCTACACCACCACCTGATACTCCATTAGCATTAGGTGCTTTATGGTGGATTGACTTTACTGATGCTTCAACTTTATCAATTCTTGGTGGAAATAAAGTTGCTGTTGCTACAGATAAAATTGGTGGAGTTCAGTTTGCGGCATTTCCTGGCTCAAACGGCCCTCTTTATAACCCAATAGGATATAATGGTGTTAGTGGAACTGCTCAAACAAACGCAACTTATTTAACAAATCCACCAGTTTATTCAGGGTTTTCTAACTATACTTGGTTTGGATATGTGTATGATGATAAAGTTTCTCAAAGAGGAGGAAAAATATTTGTGGGAACAGATGGAGGTAATTGGCCTGGTGGAGCAGCGTTTTCACTTATGATTGACCCTAACCAACCTGGTTTTGTTTGGAGGTTCCAAAATAGAACAGCAGGTGGTGGAGCTATTCAATTAGATACTGATATTACATATTCTGCTTGGACTGCTGTGGCTATGCGTTCTTATTATGACGGAACAAATACTCAATTTGAGGTTTGGGAAAATGGAAGTGTAATATCATCAGGAACTGCTGTTGGTAATATCTATCAAGTATCAAATCCTTATTTCCAACTGATGTTTGACGGAGGTATAGATTTTAACACAGAACAATTCTTCTTTAATAAAAAACTTACTGACGGACAGATGGCACAGATGTTTAACTACCTATCAAACAAGTATTGATATGGATAAAACAAAAACTTTAGATATTTATTAGTAATGAGCGACAAAAACAAACACGGATTACATATACAGGAGTTTAATGCTGCGTATGTCCCACAATTTCAAGAGGTCATTAAAAACAAGCCTTGGGTGTTCTACGGAGACGATAATATGTTTCCAAATCACCTTTTAACAAACTATCAATACTCACCAATTACTCGTGCTTGTGCTAATGCTACGATGTATGGTGTAAAGGGTAAGAACCTTATTGTAAAGGAAGGAGACCCTAATGCTATTGGAATGGCAAACAGAAGTGAGACCTTATATGAGGTCTATGAGAAGTGTGTGGTTGATAGGATTATTTTTGGTGGGTTCGCTCTCAACATCGTAAAATCTAACGATGGTGGGATTGCTGAAATCTACCATACTGACTTCTCAAGATTGAGAGCAGGTAAAGAGGATATGTTTGGTAATGTTGATACATACTTTTATTCTGTAGATTGGAAGGGAACACAAATCAATCCTCAAAAATGGAAGCCAGCTGAAATACCAGCCTTTAATATGGTTGGTGAAGACAGCCCATCTCAAATATACTATGTTAAAAAGTATCAACCGATGATGTCGTATTATCCAGCCCCCGATTGGATTGCTTCTTTAACAACATCTCAATTAGATATAGAGATAAGAACATTTCATCTAAACAACACTCAAAACTCTATGATGCCAAGTATGTCTGTGAGTTTTACAAATGGTGTCCCGAGTGAAGAAGAGAGAGATATTTTGATGAGACAATTAGAAGCCAAATATACCTCAAGTAATAATGCGGGTAAGATTTTTCTTTTCTTTAGCGAGAACCCCGAGACGGCCCCAATCATCGCACCTATACCAAACAACGCAAGTGATGCTTGGTATTCCAATATGGCACCACAGATAGACCAAACGATTTTAACAGCGTGGGGTATATCATCACCTATGTTATTGGGTATTAAAACATCAGGACAATTAGGAGGTAGAGCAGAAATGTTAGACGCTTACAATTTATTCTTACAGACAAGGATAATTCCAATTCAGGAAGATATGCTTAAGACATTTGAGAAAATCCTGTTCTTAAAAAATAAACAAACAATCAAATTGGGTATTGAGCAAAACCAAATCTTACCAGACGAGGTTCAAGAACAAATTGATATAGTAAAAGGAATATAACGAATGGCAACAGTATTACTTATCAGCGAGACGAAACTAAAGGCATTTACAACGCTAAATCAAAATATAGATATGGCTTTATTGACTTCTTGTATCTATATGTCCCAAGAGCTCGGGCTCCAAACTCTTATCGGGACGCGTGGCTACGACTATTATATGGATTTAGTAAAGTCAGTTCAATTATCAGGTGGGACTATGTCTCAAGCAGATAGTATTATGTTGAATGATTACATCGCACCATATCTAATTCATAGAGCGTTTTACGAGGCGATGCCAGAGGTTTTCGCAAGAAAAATGAATAAATCTATAACGCTGGGTAATACAGAACAAGGAACTTCAATAGACATTAAAGGTATGTCTTACTTGAGAGAAATAGAACAAGGTAGATACGAGTTTTATGCTCAAAGATTGATGGATAGAGTGATGGCTTTTCCAAGTCAATATCCCTGGTATTTTAACTATACTCAACAAGACGGGATGCCATCATCATCTCAAACATACTTTGCTGGCATTCACTTCGCTCCTGGTATGAGAAGACCACCAAGAAGAAATGATTGGTATAGAAACTTACCATACTATCAAGGCCCCGAGTATGATGCTTGTGTTGATTGTAATTAAAAACTGATATGAACGAAACAATACTACTTTTTTTATCTAACGCTATTACAGGTTTAGCTGGTTGGTTTGTAGGTCGTAAGAGACAACAAGCCGATACGGACAATCAGGTTCTACGCAACCTTGAAATTGCTGTGGGGTTATACAAGAATATCATAGATGACTTAAAACAAGAGATACACGAATTAAACATAAAGATACAGGATTTAGAAAAGAAGGTAGATGAACTACACGCCGAAAATAATAAATTAAAAAGAAACTCAATTTAGAATGCCAATTCCACAACCAACTTCAGGACAAGACGAACAAGAATATATTAGTTCTTGTATTAGAGAAATAATCGGTGAGTATGACGCAGAAGGTCAAGCTTACGCAGTATGTAAAGCAGAATACGACAAGATGTCCGCAACAGAGGACATTACAGACAATATAGACGATGCTGAAACATCGGTAGAACAAGGGTTCAATTACGCAACAAAAGAGAGTGAGGAGTTTGCTACACTACCTACTACCGATTGTATGGAGAAACACCAATCAGCAGGATACACAGAGAAATATGCTAAAGATGCTTGTTCTTCAAGAAAACCTAATGACGGACAACAAGGAGGAGTAGTTGGAATGAGTGCCGAGTTTGGTAGAACAAAGTTTGAGTATCCATCAAAACCAAAGGAGAGCCTAAATGAATATATGGGAAGATGTATGGGCGACGCTATGGTTAGAGAAAAGAAGAAGGACAGAGGTGTTCGTGCTGGATTTTGCTACACGCAATATCAACAAAGATACATAGCCAATATAGCTATGGGTTGGAAATAGTCCTAATTCTCATTTTAAGACCCCTTCCTTGACTTGTAATACCATTTTGATACAATTACCTTATGAATGAATTAGAACCTGTAGAAAAGAAAATATGCCGTTCTTGTGGCGTTGAGAAGCAAACTAAAAGATTTACCAAATTAGCAACAGGTAATAGAGCTGGTGTTTGTAATTTGTGTAGGTCATTAGGTAATACCATTAAAGATAAAATTACTAAAAAGGTAAAGCCTAAAAATAATCCATTACAACTTGGCTTCGTTCAATTAAAGGATTATGAGAATGCTTACAGATTTCTTGAGAATATAGGATACTCGTTGAAAGAAGATTTACATATTCAATTCTGTAAGAAATACGGACTTACTCCAAATAGTCCCAAACAAACATTCTTAAATCATTATTCACAAAAAGATTTAGGTCTTGTTTGACTTTTCAATTTTTTTTTATATTTATTGTTATAGAATAATGGGCGGAAACATAACACTTGCGTTATTCTATTACGACTTACAAGGGGATAATTTACATTAAAAAGTCAGCACCAGCACAAAGGAAGAAGGTGTATAGTAAATAGGTTGAAGGGTCAATCTAAAGTTGCTTCCAAGTTATAGTTTCCCTTGATACTATAATACTCCCAGTCAAGTAAGTAATGACTACGAGTGTGTTATTCTGTAGTGAAAACTATGGGATAAGCACTCACATATCAACCCGTAAGTAAATAACCTTCGGTAATAAGAATTAGATTAGCAACTGGTATGGAATTAGATATATTAGCATTAGAAATATTTATAGGTTATTTTATAGCAGTTTTATTAGTAAGAAAAAAAAGAGATAATTGACTTTTTAATATTTTTTTGATATTTATTAGTATGAAACAGAAAACACATAAGGTTATTGATTGTAAGTTGATTAAAGTTGAAAAATTATTTAACCAAACAAAACCAAATAAGTTTTTTTATAACATTACTCTTGAAGAAATGGATGAACCATTACTACTTGAAACAGAACAAGAAATACAGCCAGGCCTAATAGGTCAAAAGATAAAATACAAACTCAACGAAGAGAATGAAGTAAGTGAGTTTGAGTTGATTTAACATATTGAGAGGGGGTTTTTTACAATTCTAATATTGTTCCCATTATTCTATTATTCTATTATTATCCCCCTCTCTTTTTTTATTCTAATATGGAAAGACAATCGTTATTACCATTACTTGAGAGTGTTGTAAGAGATAATCCTACATATAAGTTTCCAATAGAAACTATCAATAAGGAACTTGTATCCTTATTCCTGAACCCATTAGAGTTTGATTACTTTACTATACAGAGTTATAGAAAGTTAAAGAGAGAGTTTGGTGATACACTTGCTCACATATTCCTTTCAACATTAGAATTAAAGTTGAACCTAAAGGAGAGAGACATTTATACTCTATCAACACAGGAGTATCAGGCAGAGATAGAAAACTTCATAACTACTATGGAAAATCTATACATTACCAAAGTCAATAAGAAGTCAAGTGATGGTGAGATGATGTCGGCTATGGCTTAAGTTCCTTGTGAGCCTCAATTACCATTCTCAATTTTTCTGCTACTCGTCTGTATCCAACCATTTCAGGACATTCATTTAGAATATCAATACAAGCGTTGTGTAGGATTTTCACATCCTGTAGATACAAGGTCATATCTACATAATCATAATTCGTGTTAGGGTCTAATAATATCGGTTTCATATTTTTCATTTTTACAAAGGTAGGGATTAGTTTAATAACAGCCAAATAAATTATGAACCTATAATCCACACTTCATCAGCATTCCAATTTATTTTTTTAGTTGCTTCAACAACATAGTCAGTATAGTCGTGTAATGGACTATCAACTTTATTTTTCTTTAATACCTTGTGAAGATACTTTGTTCTCTCTTCGTCATTCTCAAACTCAAATTGTGTCTTGAAACACATTACTACTGGGTAGTCAATAAAAATCTCTGTGTAAGTTTTGTTCTTTTTCATATCTTTTTGTTTTTCTATTACAAATGTAAGTCAAACTATACAAAAGTCAATACCCACAACAAAAAAAAATAAAAAAAAATATTTTACCTGTAGGACTTGACTTTTGTAGATGTTGTGTTATATTTTAGAAAAAGGAACTAATATGAAATTGAAACAATATGTAAAACTTTGGGGTAAATGTCTAATACCTTCTACAAAAAAAGATGACGGACACTACAATATGGGTATTATCTGTGAGCCTGATAATTCTTCTGTTGTAGATGGAAATGGTTTGACCTATGAAATGATGGGTAGAAGAATAAGAGTTTATGATTGTGAAAATGGAACATACGGCAATTACAGATTGGATAGTATCAGGAAGTTTAACAAAGAATATATTTTAGAAAAAAATAAAAAATAATTTAGTGTGGGACTTGACTTTTGTATATCTTGTGTTATAATTAGTATAGAAGGAACAAAAAACACCTTATAGAAAAATGGAAAATCAAACTTACACAATCGGTCAAACATTCAATCCTGGTAAAAACAACAGAAACGAATATCTAACATCTGTAAAACTTACAGACATCCAACCTTGTAAATACGGAGGAAACAAATATAAGATGACTTGGTATAGCAAACACGAGATGAACGACGGAACATTCAAGAAATCTCAACGCTCTTGTTGGATGAACGGAGCATCAACAATCACTATGTATCTTGAAGAAGGATGGATTGCTCTATAAAAATAATAATATGAAAAACTTACTAATCAGCGGAAATACTCTACAAGAGTGGGACATAGAAGAAGTCCTAACCAATAAGGTTAAATCAAAAGACCAAACAATCTGTGATATGATACAGAGTGATTGGGACAATACCATATCAAGATGTGGTATGACTTATCTTGAGATAGAACAATTCAACAACACATATAATCAATAAACAAAATAAAAAATAGAACAAATGGAAACAAGAGAATTAGAACAAAAGAAAGACGCACTAACAAGAGCGTTATGGGAAGCGTATAACACATTAAATGAGTTATACAATCCACTACAAATCAATTCAATCAAGAAAAAGATTGATGATGAAATGAATAACTATGGTTATGAAGACCTTGAATATGAAGACAGGGCTTGGAGTAATAGAGTTATAGAAGCAATCAAAGATGTTGATAAAAAAAGAGAGGAACTATTAAAATTAGCATTCTAATATAAACTTATGGGAGCACTAAAACAATACCATAACGACTATCTATCAGCAGAGGACTTTGACCTTATGTTTGATGATGAATACGAACTATGGTTAGAGAACCATAAAGTAGAAAAAGAAGAATACGAACAAGCCATCGGTGATGGAATAAATCAAAATTATTGTAATTAAAATGAATAACGAACAAGAAATATGGAAACAAATACCGATGTATCCAACATACGCAGCATCCAATCTCGGTAGGATAAAGAACATCAAGAAGGATAAGATAATGACCCAATCACCAAATGATGTGAATAGAGATTATCAAAAGGTATGTATCTCTTACAGGAACAAACCTTACACAAAGAAAGTATCCCGTCTTGTATGGTCGGCATTCAACGATTGTGAGTGTGAGCTTACCATCAATCATATTGACGGAGACCCTCTAAACAACAACATAAATAATCTTGAATGTATAAGTAATCAGGAGAATTGCGCGAAGAAGAATATTTATAGGAAGAGGATAAACAAATATAACCTTGATGATGATATGCGTAGGGACATACTAATATCTTACCTGACTAAAGAAAAGTCAGTATGGGTATTGGCACACGAATACAAAATCCCAAGCAATTATCTCTATACAACTTTTAAGAGACAAAGTTGGAACCACTTATGTTGGAACAACGATACAATCAATACAGAGAACTCGCAAGAAAAATAACCAAAGGTGATGAGAGGCATATAGACCTATTACACGACATTCTTATTCAACTTGAAACAAACGAGAAATGGAATAACTTACAGACACCAGAAGAACAATTATATTTTCTTACCCGCACAATCACAAACCAATTCTACTCCAATAACTCAAAGTTCCAAAGAACATACAGAAAGTTTAATAGTCAGGTTATAGATATACCAGAGGTAGAAGATGTCCCCTATCAAGACAGACCAAGCATAGAATGGTTAAACAAATTACTTGATAAAGAATTAAAGAACAATCCCGAAAACTGGTATAATGTGGGGTTATTCAGGATGTATATGGAGCATAGAAAGATTGAACCAATACATAAGAAAACTAAAATACCACGATACTCAATAAGAAACACAATAAACGAAATGAAGTCGTGGGTTAAAATAAAATGGATTGAAGAATGGGAAAAGTAAAATTAGATAAGAACGATGTTATACTCATCAAAGACCTATGTGCGAACACCAGTCTATTAGATAGAGAAATAGCAGAGATGTTCGGTGTATCAAGAAAACACATAAACTCAATAAGAAACGAAACACGCTGGAATTATGAATACGGAAAAGACACAGACGACGCAAACAGAAGAGCAATCGAACGAGCAGTTATTCTTCACAGAAAAGGATAGAGATTGTGAGGAGTGTGATAAAGAGAAAGAAGTTCAACTATCATTTGGATTATCAACAAGAGAAGAGTGGGATAAAGTAATGAAGTTAAAACTAAAGTATGGACTAACAAGACAAGAGATGGATTACATATACGGGTTCTATAATAGAGAGTTAAAACAAAATAAGTCGCCAGGTTGTGGTAAATGTTTCGTCAATATCTGTAAAAATCTTGATAAAAGATATTCTACGCTAATAAATGATGAGAATAATGAATATCTTTCACCAAATTATGGGGGTAAAATCCGTATAAAGTAAGGGTAAGAAAAACTGATTGGTTGATTTTTCATTTTTAATAATTGGGGGAGTTGTAATCTTTTTACTTCTTCCCCATATTTATTTATAGGGAATTGATATTATTTTTAATTTATGGAACATTATTTAATACCCTAACTAATAAAACACAAATGACTTATGGCAAAGAGTAGCAAAAGAGGTGGGGTTAAAGCTCACAACAAAAGAATTAAAAAGAGAAACGAGATATTCACACATATAGAATACCTCAAGAAAAAGATTATTGAAGAAGCAAAAGAACGATATATTCAAGAACAACAAAATAAAGACCAAATTAAAATACAAATAAAATGACGGACATAATAATTCCTGATGATGAATTACCAATAGAACCATTAGCCCCAAGACCAGCGGGGAGACCAAAGGGTTCATTCTCAAAAAGAATGACTGATGTGGAGAAAAGAACATTCATCAACAACGCAGCAAGAGAGATACTTGAAAACCACCTATCCTATAACGAGTTCGTAAAGTATTGTAAGGACACATCCAATATGTCTAAATCACAAGCGAACGAGTATTGGACTAAAGTGTGGGTATTACTCAAGAAGAAGTTTGAGTTAGAGAAGGACAAACTAATCCTTAAACACACACAGAAGTATTGGGACATATACGAGCAATCCTTGATGTCTAATGACTATACCAACGCAAGACAATCACTAAATGATTTAGCGAAACTACAGGGTCTAAATGAACCTGATAAAGTCCATATAACAGGGACATCAATTAAATTGAACTTCGGGGAACCAAGTGAATAAAGAAATAACAGTTCAGGGATTTACCCCGACCATAAAACAGAAGGAGATTATAGATGCGTGTTTATCAAAGAACATCAAGTATATCGTCGGTTGTTTTGGGAGACAGGCGGGTAAATCATTTACAGCGATGAACCTATTACTCAAGTGGGCATTAGAGGATAATAACTCTGTGTCTATGTGGGTCTCACCAGTATATTCACAAGCAAAAAAAGTATTCACAGAACTTACCAACACAATCGCAGGAACATCACTTACCAAGTCAATCAATAAGAGCGAACTAACCATCACATTCATCAACGGGTCAGTAATCTATTTTAGGTCAGGAGAACGAGAGGATACTTTAAGAGGATACACCTTGAACTATCTTGTAGTAGATGAAGCAGCATACATCAAAGACGAAGTATGGAACACAGTATTACGACCAACAGTATTGGTGAATGGTAAGAAGGTATTATTCATCTCAACACCAAAGGGACGGAACTGGTTTTACAATCTTGCGATGAGAGGTATGAGTGATGAATACCCCACATACAAAACATTCTACGCTACATCTTTTGATACACCATTCATTACCGCAGAAGAGTTGGAAGAAGCAAAGTTGTCCCTACCTGAAACAATATACAAACAGGAGATATTAGCAGAGTTCATAGATGATGGTGGGGAAGTATTCGGTTCATTAAAGAATTGTTGTGTGTTAGACCATTACCCTAACTATGACCCATCCAAAAAGTATTACGCAGGATTGGACTTTGGAAGACAGAATGACTACACAGTTCTTTTGATACTGAATAGTGAAGGTGAGGTAGTTGATTTTTACAGAGAGAGACAGAAGAGTTGGGACATCATCATTAGTGAGGTTGTGGTAAAGTTAAAGAAGTGGAGACCAGTATGTTTCGCAGAGGTGAATAGTATAGGTGATGTCTTATACGAACAGATTAAAAAACAATACCCCTCCGTTCAACCATTCATTACGAGTAATGATAGTAAGCAGAACCTGATAGAAGATTTGATTATGGGTATGAACGAGAGCAAATTAAAACTACCCACACAGGAACTCAATACAGACCTATACAAGGAGTTAAGCGTTTTTACATACGAATACTCACCCAAGTCAAGAAAGGTCAAGTATGGGTCTCCCAGCGGGTTTCACGATGATACAGTAATATCCCTTGCTTTATCATTCCATTCGTTCAAGAAAAAAGCAACATACGGAACCTATGTGGTAAGGTAAAGTTGTGGATAAAAAAAACAAAAAAGATATTTATTTATGATGAAGTTTAATTACAAAGGAAAAGAATACCAAGTTGAAGAACCCACCGTTGAGATGTGGTCTAAACTAACTCTATTACAAGAATGGACTGATGAGAGAGAGTTTTGCCTAAAGTTATTATCATTCATAACAGGACTTACCGAAGAGGAAATTGAGAATAGTGATTATATGGAGGTAGTCAAATTATCCACAGAAATATCCACTTTTCTAAACCAAGATGGGGATAAGTTCTACAACGAGTTCAGTTTCAACAATAAAAACTACAGATTTCTTGATTTACCCAATTTAACATTCGGTGAGTTTATAGACATAGACACATACCTAACCAAAGAACCCCACGAAAAGAAAAAGGATATGCCATTACTAATGGCTATGTTATATCGTGAGGTAGATGAGAAAGGAAATTACAAACCTTACAACTCAAAAGAATTACAACTCAAAGCCGAAGAGTTCAAGAAACTTCCAGTCAAATATGTTCGTGGTTCTACCAATTTTTTTTTTCATTTAGGGAAAACCTTATCAGGCAATTTTCAGGCCTCTTTTTGGGTCAAGTTGAGATTGACGATAAAGATGCTTTGGATACTCGTGAAGTTCGTTCCTTTGATAAGTTTTGGGGTTGGTTCGCTACTCTTGTTTCGCTGGCGAACGAAGACATTACAAAAATTGAAGAAATTACTACATATCCGTTAGTATTCGTCCTCAACTATTTATCATATAGTAAGGACATCAACGACATAAGAAGAAGAGACGCACAGAAACAACAACAACAAATGAAAAACAGATAATATGGCAAACGCAGTAGGCTACTATAATTTTAAGAAGATAATGGATTTGTTGAGACAATTAGCAGATTACCACGAACAAATACAATCGTGGGGATTTGGTGATGTAGAACAACTTATCTATCAAACAGAGATGAGGTTGAAACAAGACAACACACAAATCAATCAAGCCCCATTCTATCCTGCTATGTGGGTTATACCTGAATTAGCAAGAACCGATGGTAAAGAAACAACCTATGAGTTTAACATACTCATAATGGATATACAAAATCTTAAAAACTTTGATAATGAGTTAGACACCTATAGTGATACATTAGATATTCTAAAGGATGTAATAGCTCAATTAAAATACGCAACAGGTATGGAATGTTATTGCCAGTTGGATATAGATTATCCTATTGATATGACCCCATTTGGTGAGGCTTACGATGACTTTGTAAATGGATGGAGTGGTAGGATTAGATTGAGAGTTCCTGACGCTATAAACAGGTGTATTGCTCCTTATGCGGAGTTCCCACCTTGTGATAATAATAGTGATGGAGCAAGCAACTAAATATCAATTCTATTCGTTCCAACAAATACCACAACCAAACTTTGATGCGGCTATGGAGGAACTTGCTGCCAAGTTTCAAGAAGCACTCAAAACCAATTTAGCAAAACCATATCCATACGCACCAGGATTTTTCGGTCAAAAACCAAAAAAAGGTATTAGGGATATGAAGAAGAAAACAGGTAATCTATACAACTCCATAAATGTTTCATTTGACCCCGAGACAAATAAAATGAAGGTTAAAATGTTGGACTATTGGAGGAATGTAAATGATGGAAGACAACCAGGAAAATATGTCCCACTCAAGCCATTAGAAAAATGGATTAGAAACAAAGGATTAAACAGAGATACAAAAGGTAGATTTAAGAAGTTTAATATAAAAGGAATAGCAGCAGCAATATCCAAGTCAATTAAAGAGAATGGTATTCAACCAACAAACTTCTATGATGATAGTTTTGATGTCTTTATTAAAGAGTTTAATAAACCTGATGGGCCTGCTTCTCAACTTGGAATGGACTTACAAACCTTCCTAATTAAAATAATTCAACAACCAGAATAATATGAGCGTAATAATAAATGTAGAACAATCACCTCTAACTATTACTCCAAGTAATGGTGAGCACATCTACACAATATCATCAACAGGATACACACTACAAAACTTCAAGTTCATCATAGACATCTATTTTAGACCTGATAGTATCAACTTTTCAGGCACCCCACAACCAACAGCAAGATTAAAGGTTCGTCCTAATTCTTATGGTAAAGCAATCGTTGAGGTGATGGAGATTGTAAGAACATTCCTTAAAGCCAATCCTCGTTTCTCGGGGACAACATATCCGTATCTAAACTTTGTAGCACAGGAGAACTCAATTCTAACGATGAGTGATGCCACGAATACAAGAACCTTAAATGCGTTTAACATATACGGGGGTAATAACTTGAGTGCTACTGTTCCTGTATTGTTCCACGCGGAGCAATATGTGGTAAAGGTGGGCTGTGAGTATGAGGACACAGCCCAAAACGCAATCATTACAGATATGGACTTGTTAGCGGAATACCAACCAGCCCCAATCAACATATTCCCTGGTGTGGATAATAAACTTATTCCATCACCTTACCTATCAGGAGCAACATTAGGTTCAGGTTATACACAATCACCTAACTTCTTCCAAGTAGATAATCAGTCGTGGTATTACTATGACTTGTTTAGATACATCTATCAACAAGGAGAGGACACAACTTGTGGGCCTCGTGAGTTATTAAACGCTGCTGGTAGAGTGTATCAAACAATATCACAAGATGGTTTCGTATCACAGAAGGTAAGAAGAAGACAACACCATCCAGGTTGTCCTATTGTTATAACATTTTTGGACGGGGAAAACGACTATTTTAACAACCAAACTTCAAGGGTAGTGGTAAGAGGTGCTGATATTCAAGGAGAAAACTACACTTATTCAGCATATACCGCAAATGTATCAACAGGATTTACAAACAACTATGATATATGGAAGAACGCTGTGTTCTATATGCCGTATAACATTACCCAATCAGGAACAAATGTAATACCTCAAGATTGCCAGAAATTATGTTTCTATCTAACATCAGGTAGTGATATGAACTTCTCGGCAAGAACAAGTGAGATACTTGAGTTCTATATGGAAGACCCCGATTGTATAAACCAGCCAATACATCTGCTTTGGATGAATGGACGCGGTATGTGGGACACTTACACATTCGGTAAGAAATCTACAAAGACATTCCAAGTAGATAGAAAAGAATACAGACAAGAGAGTTCATTAGACAAAGCATTTTATTCAAGGGGTTCATCACAAAGAGGTATAACAGTATTCGACCAAAACGCTACTTACATAACAGAATGTATGAGTGATTATATGACCCAAGCAGATACAGTTATTGTTGAGGAGATATTCAACTCACCTGAAGTGTATATCATAGAAGGTATAACAGACCCTGTAAATCCTTGTATAGAACACGGCATAAATGACTGCCAGAGTTGTTTAGGTGAGATAAGACAATACCAATACCTATTACCTGTTGTATTAGACAACAAAGAGTTAAAGAGATATCAAAGACAATATCAAAAGATATTCCAATACACATTTAGCTTGAAATATGCTGATGTTAAACGATACAGAACACAAGGATAATTTATGGGATTACAAATACGAACTTATGTAAATGGCAACCAAGAGTTTATTGAACTTTATGGTAATGAAGAAATTGATATGGAAGTATCCTTCGCAGAGATACAGGACATCACCAAAAAGAATAGTGCCTTTACCAAAGAGTTTAAGGTTCCTGGCTCAAAGAATAACAACCTTATATTCAATTACTTCTTTGACCTAAACCAAACATTTACAGATTGGAACCCCAAGAAGAAGTTTGAGGCAGACCTTATCTATGATGGTTATGAGATTTATAACGGGTATGTAAGATTGAATAGTGTATCTATCAACAAAATAGAAAAGGTCTATTCTATAACCTTCTATTCAGCGGTGGGAGACCTTGTAGCAAACATCGGTGATAAAGCATTATGTAATGTTGATACGAGTTCATTAAATCACTCACTTTACGAACCAAGTTTTGCCCAAAGTTTATTTTTTGACCCATCATTACATAACCCTATTGCTTACAATCTTGCTAATCCAACAACTCCTATAGAACTAAACCCAATCAATACAGGTAAGGTTCAGTATATTTTAGGACAAAGAGGTTATGATTATACTGGTTCTACTTTTCAAGACATTAGAGATATAAATGTAGCCAACACACCATTATTAGATTTCTCTGGTAATACACCAGGGTTTTTTGATTTTTCTGGAACCCCGCTCATATCATCGTATCTTATTCCTTCTATTAGGACAAGAACATTATATGAACTTATAGTCAATCAAGCAGGATATTTTATTGAGAGTGATTTTTTTGATACTGACTACTTCGGTAGATATTACATACCTTTATCGTTTAATACGGAGCAACCATTTATGGCTCAAGCAGCCGCTTATAAATATAAGTGGGTAAATACATCGGGTGAGACAAACTCATATCCAAAACTCGTAGAAAACTTTACAGCAGCAACAACTGGTAATACAAATTGGTTTAAGACCGAAGTCATAGTTGAAGAAAACCTTGACTTTAACCCTCTTGAATATTCAACATATTCTGCTACAACTTTAACAGCGAATGAATTGACTTATATGTTTGCTCTACCACAGAGCAACGGGGAACCTTATACTTTTCAGGCAAAAATAAAAGCCACTTCTGCTGCTACTTTTGGAACATTTCCATTTGTGTATAGTGGTGGAACATTTCAATTATGGAAATATAAACAAAATACAATCCCATTAAAAGCTGAACTGATAGGCAGCGTAAATTACCCCGTCAATTTAGCAGCATCTGGTTTAACAGTCCAAACCACACTTACAGGAAAAACAACATCAGCAGGTTCATTATATGGGACAGATTTATATTTTTTATCATATACAAAAACACCTGGATTACCATTTTATGTAGTGGAGGCATCATTTGAGATACTCTATTCTCCTGTGGTTTTACCATATACTATTGAACTCTATAAGGAGATGGCTTGCGACCAAAAACAAATTGACTTTATTACAAACATCAATAAGACATTTAATCTTGTTGTTATAGAACATCCCACCAAAACAAAGACACTCATAATTGAACCTATGGTTGATTATATCGGTAAAGGTGAATTACTTGATTGGACTAATAAAGTTGATTATGATGGAACACAAAACATTTACCCGACAACAAATCTTATCAGCGGAACAATCTTTGCTTCCAATAAAGCAGATAAAGATTACATCAACACAGAATATACAAAAAGAAGTAATAAGATATTCGGTCAAAACCAATTTGACCTCAACATAGATTACAAAAATCAAACAACAAATCTTACACAAACATTAGGACAGAATACGGATTATTACTTGAATGCTTCAGGTGATACAAACATCGCCTTACCTTGTTATTTTATCACAAAGGAGAACAACAATAATGGTATATCTACCTTTGAGTATAGACCATTCCGTTCCATACCGAGACAGACATTTATGTCCGTATCAATACCAACAGGTAATACTTTAACTGGCCCATTTTTCTACAGATACGCAGGGACAAACAATCCATTTACAGTTATTGGTTTAACTGCGATGGGGACATTCCCGAACTTTAATCGTAATACAACATATCCATTTGCTATTGATGATTTTTCACATTATACAATCTATGATAGTAGTAATGTTTTTACAAGTGATGAGATTGTTTATCCAACTTTAGAGAACCAATACGACAGATACTACAAAGATTATATTGATGATTTAACTGATGATGAGAACAAGATTTATCAGGTAAGTATGTATCTAACGCCTTGGGAAGTTGCTGGTCTTTACTTCAACGAAACCATAATGATAAAGAACACAAAGTTCAGGATAAATAAAATATCAGGACTATCACTTCTTACTCCTGGTATGTGTAATGTTGAGTTGGTAAAACTTACAAGAGATTACACCCCAACTCCTGTATTATTCTATGATTTAATTAGTTGTGATGGCTCTTGTGATGTGATACATACGAATACAGATTTAGTGTATCCATTATGGGCTTTTGAGGGTCAGTATGTAGATATTTACAAAGGCCCATTAAACGACCCACCTTATGAAGATATTGAGAGATATAAAGTTGTAAGAACAGAATACAACGAAGCTTACACATACGAAATACCTTACTTTGATATTTACAGAACTCAAACATTTAATTATTACATCTATTGGGATTATGCTGTGTATAACTCTTGTTCTGCTACAACACCGACTTTTAGATTAGAACCATTTAAGGATGAAATAACAACAGCATTTACGGGGACTTGTGTTTCTATGACTATTACAAATACAGGTGATACATCAAGCACATTCCAATTCCAATACTGCGATGGTATTGATGGTAGTTGGACGCTTGACCCATCAAGTGCTATAACCATTTGTGGATTGTATGCGTCATTCCAAACAACAGGATTTACATATTGTATTAGTTCATTTACACCTTGTGTAAGTTGGACGCCTTTACCGACACCCACTCCTACTAATACTCCAGGTCTCTCACCGAGCCCTACAAGAACACCCACTCAAACACCAGGATTATCACCCACACCTTCAATAACACCGAGCCCTACACCATCGGGTATTGATTGTAGGATAAACACGATACTCAATATTACCGAAACAGGTTATATCAAATACACCTTATGTAATGGAACACAACAATACGCATTTGTTTCAACATTAGGTTCTTACACGATTACCGCTTGTATTCAGGCGAGTAGTGTTCTACCTGGTTTTCCTTTTGCTGATGTTGCGGTATTTACCATAACCAGTAATGGAACTTCTTGTTAAAACCGATATTTATTAGTAATGGCATTTAGATACACTCCCACTCCCACTCCAAGTGTTAGTCCCACGATAAGTTTAACTCCTTCAATCACACCGACGAACACACCGACTGGAACAGTATGTCCTGGTTTAACACCTACTATGACCCCAAGTCAAACTGCCACCCAAACAATCACACCTACTAACACATCAACTCAAATAACCCCAACACAAACAAGCACAAACACACCCACACCGACTATTGAAAGTGGTGTCTTATATGTTTATGCGAAGTTTAGAAATGCTGAAAATGTTTTACAATATCAAATCAACTATGGTTCGTATAATGTTCTTGGAAATATTGATAGTTTAACTTGCCAGTATATTTATACAATCACAGGTTTATCGGTTGGTGATACTGTGTATTTCACGACTTATGGAGGATGTGTTTTAGCACTTGATACACCACCTGCTGATTGTCCTAACTCTGGATTTGCTTGCGACCAAACTTATATTTGGACGGGTAATGATTATGTTTATATTACTGTTGATGGTAGTATATGTTGCTAAAATAAAATTATAGTGATTAGATTTAGAATAACGCAAACTCCAAGTAATACGGCTACGAACACGCCAACCAATACAGCGTCTAATACCGAATGCCCTACCACTCCCACAACAACTCCAACTCCAAGCACAACTCCAATTTGTCTTCAAGGAACAGGTTTAACAGCATCATCAGTTGTTAAACTTGTAAGTTCTGGTTCAACTGCTTATATTGGAGCGTTTGGTGCTACTGAATATAACGGGACACCAATATCAAACTTCTTTAGTATCAATCAAAATGGTTCTTTATCATTATCAGCCGCTTCAGTCAATTCTCAAGTAAGCGAAATATTGCTACAAACGGACGGAAAAACTATGATTGGAGGCTCATTTACTACTGTGGAGGGTGTTTCAAGAAATAGTATTGCCAGAATGAATGCTGATGGAACATTAGACACGACATTTATTGTAGGAACAGGTTTTGGTGGAGTTGTTAGTTCAATTCAATCTATAGCCAAAAATAGTAGTGGTGATTATTTTGTGGGTGGTTTATTCTCATCATATAGTGGTGTTGCTCGTAATAATATCATCAAACTTAAATCAAATGGTTCCGTTGATAATACTTTTTCAGTTGGAGCAGGGGTAAATACTTTAGTCCAATCTATTTTAGTTCAACCTGACGATAAAGTTATTCTTGCTGGTTGGTTCGTATCATATAGTTCAACAACAGCGAATAGAATAGTTAGGTTAAATACTAATGGGACAATAGACAATACATTTAATTCAGGAACTGGATTTAATAATGATGTGTGGGACGCAATAACACAACCTGACGGAAAAATAGTTTGTGTTGGTAGTTTTGGTTCATATAACGGAACTTCTGTTGATAGAATGGTTAGGTTAAACTCGGGTGGAACAATAGATACAAGTTTTACAAGTTTAGGATTTAATAATTTAATTACAGATGTCGCAATTGATGTTGATGGAAACTATATTGTTGCTGGTTATTTCACAACCTATAATGGAATAACTCAAAATAGAATAGTTAAATTAAATCCTGATGGAACATTATTTGCTGGATGGAATAGTGGAAGTGGTATTCCAACACAAGCACAGAGAGCATTAGCAACTTTTCCTGATAAAAAAATTATTGTTGGTGGGCCTAGTAATCAAACATACAACGGATATATTGCGAGTGAATTATTCTTGTTAAACGAGTATGGAACATTCATAAATTGTAATGTAATTCCAATCACACCTACGAGAACTCCCACCGCAACACCTACACCTGAACCAAGTGTTGAAATTACACCAACTAATACTGCCACACCTACTACCACCCCAACGCAAACTACAAGTTCTACTATTGGAGCTACTCCAACTAACACACAGACAAGCACTCCTACGATTACACAAACACAAACTAATACAGAAACTCCTACTAATACACCAAGTATAACTGCGACACAAACACAAACAAACACACCCACTTCAACTTCTCCTGTAATCACACCAACTATTACAAGCACTCCTACAACCACTCCTACAAATACTTCTACACAAACACAGACAAACACACCGACTTCAACCTCTCCTGTAATTACACCAACTAATACTGCGACTAATACAGAAACTCCTACTCCAAGTATTACCGCATCACAAACGCAAACACAGACCAATACAGGAACTCCTACTAACACACCAACACAGACGAATACAGACACTCCAACGAGCACGCCTACAAATACATCTACCCAAACAGGAACTCCTGAAATTACCCCATCTATGACCCAAACAAACACATCTACAGCAACTCCAACAAGCACCTCAACTTGTAGCAATTACAATATTGAAGGCGCACCATCTATTGATGCGGAGTGGATAGAATGTGATGGAACACCTAATTCAGGAACTATTACCACATCAATAGTTGTTTGTGCTCAAACAGGTAGTGTTTATCAAACAGGAGGAGCAGGAAATATAATACAACTTGGAGCTTGTTTTAGTATAACACCAACTCCAAGTATGACGCAAACAAGCACTCCACCAATAACACCAACAAACACTCCTACTAATACCGCTACTATGACGAACACACCAACAAATACATCAACTAACACAAGCACTCCAACAAACACTCCTACTGGCACCCCACCAGTTGAAGAATGTTCTTTTGTAGTTGTGAATACTCAACCATCATTAGATATTCCAATTTATGATGTTTATGTAAATGGGGTTCAAGTGGTTTATTCATCAGGTGGTAATTGGACTATAACTCCAAGTAATTCACCAGGAACATTTACAACATCTCAAACAGGAAATACTCAAACCGTAGCAGTTTATTACTCATCAAACATAGCAGGACAAAGAATAGAAATATTAGATTGTGATGAAATAACCCAATGCCAGAACATAAACCCTGGTGGAGGTATTGCGACCTTTACTAATGTTGTAATAAGATGTGGATGTTATTGGAGTATAAATGGATATGATGGAACTTGTTAAAGATGATTTAGAGACGAATTATGACCGCTTAAACTAAAAACGATATTTTATATTATGACGACAGAGAAGATTGAAATTACAGAAGATAATGACCTAATAGAACCTATTAGTGATTTAAGGTCAGCCTTGAACCGAGAAATGATTACTCGTGATAATTTCCACAGGTTCTATAATCAATTAAAAAACTTACCAGAGTTTTTTGAGATTGCTAAAAAAAGAGTTAAAGAGTAATGGCAAAGACACAAGAGATAGATGTAAAAATCAAAGCGATACTTGACGCAGGCCCCACCATCGCTGGACTGAAGGAACTTAAAAAACTCCAAAGAGAAGTAGGTAGTGAAACTGCTAGTTTTAAGCAAGCGGAACAAGGGATACTTGATTTTAGTGATAGTATCAAAACCGCTAAAGGACAATCACAAGATTTAGTAGATAGTTTAGCTTCAACACCAGGCCCTATTGGAATGTTGGCAAGAGGATACGACCAACTTACTTCTTCAACTAACAAATGGGGACTTGCTTGGAAGGCTACAGGTATTGGAATACTTGTTGCTTTAGTAGGTCAATTAGTTATGGCCTTCACATCTAATGAAAAGGCGATGAAGAAGTTGGAACCTGTTATGATTGCTTTTGAGCAGATATTAGGTGGTATATTCGCAGCACTTGAACCTGTATTTGATGTATTTGTAGATTTGGTAATGTGGGTTATGCCTGGTCTCCAAAAAGCAATAGGTGGATTATACACAGCATTTTTTACATTAGGTTCATTTCTTAAAAACTTTTTTTTAGTTCAGTTTAAGTTAGCTCAATCATTCGGTAAAGTATTAAAAGGTATATTCACACTTGATTTTGATACAATCAAAGAAGGTTTTACAGATGGTTTAGGTGCTCTAAAAGATGGTGTAAATAATGTTATAGATGATACTAAAAATGCTTGGGGTAGATATAATGATGGATTAGGTGAAACAACCAAAACTCAAAAGAAAAATCTTAAAGAACAGGGGGACGACCAAAAAAAGTTTTTAGACGAACAAAAGGCAAGATATGAGAGTGCTGAAAAAGCAAGACAAGCCGATTTAGATAAGGCTAAAGCCATAGCATTATCGGGAGCTAAAACAGAACAAGAGAAATTAGCGATAGAGAAAAAGTATGCTGAAGATACTTACAACTCAAAGAAAAAATTATTAGAAGACCAACAAAAATTATATCCTAAAGGGTCAAAGGAATATAATGACTACATAACTCAACTTACAGCACTTGACGCTGACTACATCAATAAGAAGACAGAGTTTAGAAACAAAGACAAAGAACAAGAGAAGAAGGATTTTGATGAGAGTGTTAAAGCAGCACAAGACGCAAACAAAAGGAAGATTGATGACCTTACCGCAACATTCAACTTACAAAAAGAGAAGTATGGTGAGAACTCAAAAGAAGCAAGAGCAGCACAGGATGCGATATTCGCAGCACAGGCTCAAGGGTTAGAAAACGAGAAGAAACTTTATGAGGGTAAGAAGGAACTTACCAAAGAAGAAATCGCACGAGTTGAGGAAATCAAAGTTGCTCAATCAAACCTTACCGCAATAGTCCAAACTGAAAACGAAAAAAGAATAAAGGCAGATATAGATGCTGCCATCAAAAAGAGTGAGCTTGAAAAATCCATAAGAGATAAAGGATTTGAGGATAGAATGAAAGCTGCAGAAGGTGATTTTGCAGAACAAGAAAGAATACTTACAGCAAAAAAAGAAGCTGATGCTAAATATTATGCAGAACAAGAATTATTATTAGCAAATAATATTGAAAAACTAGCAGAATTAAACGGTAAAAAAATTGCCGATGCTGCTAAACTTGTTGAAGATGAAAAAGCATTAGAAGAAAAAAGATTAGCCTTTAAGTTAAATACCCTTGATAAGATTATAGCGGTTGCAGGTGCTGAAAGTGATGTTGGTAAAGCAGCTTTAGTTGCTAAACAACTTTTATTAGCCAAAGAGCTATTTTTAGAAGTCCAAAAAACAATTACTTTTTCAACACAGGCTGCTGCTCGTTCAGTTGTCGCTGTTGCTGAAGGAACTGCTCAAACAGCTAAAGTAGGATTTCCACAAAATATTCCATTATTGATTGGATATGCGGCGCAAGCTGTAGGTATTATTACAGCTATTATGTCCGCAGTAAAGGCAGCAAAAGGAAGTGCTCCTTCCGCAGATACTGGAACACAACAAAAAACATCAGGGACAGGAGTTCCAAAACCAAGAGGTATGGCAACAGGTGGTTTTGTATCAGGAATAGGAGGCCCTAAAAGTGATTTAATACCTGCTATGTTGAGTAATGGAGAGAGTGTAATAAACGCACAATCTACCTCTATGTTTAGACCATTACTATCATCAATCAACGAGATAGGTGGTGGTAGAAGATTTGCTGAAGGTGGATTATCTGTAGGTTCATTTAGTCAAAGCCAATCTTTATCACAATTACAAATGATGATGAATACACAACAAACACCAATCAAAACTTATGTGGTTGCGAGTGAAATGTCTAACCAACAAATGATGGATAGAAATATTAAAACTCGTTCTACACTATAAAAGATTGAACTTATTAAAAAAATTGATATTTATTAGTATATGACCCCTAAAATAATTGAACTTATCATTCAGGACGGAGATGACGAAGCAGGGTTAGATGGTATTGCGTTGGTAGAAATGCCAGCACACGAAGCAAACTTTGAGTATTTTAATCAGGAACAAGAAACACCTTGTGAGGACGGCAAATGTTCTCACTATATTCTTGCTGACGAACAAATACCACAAGTAATCCAAATGTTTCACGCTTACGGAGAACCACAAGGGTTTCTTGAAAAAGAAGGTTGGGAAATAACTGCGGTAAAGCCAGTTGGAAAACAAGAGTTCCAAATAATCTCTAATCCCAATTTACCATCAGCACAGGACACTCCTGATGTTAGATTTAGATACAAGTATGTAGGCCCAAAAGATGACTTAAACAGAACATTCTGTGCTGAAATGATGGATGCTCGTAGAGTATTCCGTATTGAAGACATTATGGAAATGAGTAATCGTTCAGTAAATGAAGTTGGGCCTGATGGTTATGATATTTTTACTTGGAGGGGTTCGTATAACTGTCGTCATAGATGGGTTCAACTTGTGTATCAAAGAACAGGTAGAATTGTAAATAACGATAAAGTTGATACAGGTGTTGAAGATGAAGACAATATGCCAGGGCCTGATACAAGAACAACTGCTACAATCGCTGCGGGTAATACCCCACCGAGAGTAGGCTTCGCAGCATCAAATCCTGATGTTAGTGCGTTGTCCCCTTATGTAGAACAAATCAAAAAGCCAGTTAAAAAACCTGTCCTTGCTTCATTACCTCTTTTTGAGAAACAAGAAGACGCTGAAGCAATCGCTATGTTGATTGGTTGTGAAGGTTCCCACGAACATTCTTACGGAGACAAGAAATTATTTATGCCTTGTAAGGCTCATCCTAAAGACCAAACAAGTTATATCACAGACGAAGATGAAGACCCTGATGATGTGGGTGGTAGTGATAATCCTATGGAAAATTATAGTTTAGAGGACGCTTGTTGGCCTGGCTATGAGGCTATAGGTCTCAAGGATAATGGAGACCCTAATTGTGTCCCTGAAAAGATGGCAATTGAGATGATGAAGGAAGAGTTCCAATCTTACGATGACTACCCATCATCAGTTAAAGGTAATGCTTGTAAAGCCATCAAGTGGAAAGAAGAATATGGAGACGAAGTTAAAGGTATGACCCAAGTAGGTTGGATTAGAGCCAATCAATTATGTAAGGGTGAGAAGATAAGTGAAGAAACAATTGCCAGAATGTCTGGTTTCCAAAGACATAAAAAGAATAGCGAAGTAGCACCTGAATACAAGGATACGCCTTGGAAAGATAAGGGTTATGTTGCTTGGTTAGGATGGGGTGGAACAACAGGAATAAATTGGGCAGCAGACAAATTACAATCCATTAGAAACGAGATGAGTTTTTCAGTATTTTCTGTGGAGGAAAGAATGGTTGTAGGAGCTGCGATGGTTCCTGATAAAATGATTATTAGAAGAAATGAAATAACGGGTGAAATATACTATGTGTATTTTACAGCCGAGACAATAAAGAAACTTCAACAAAAGTTTATGATTGAAAAATTATTAGACAAAACAAATGTTGAGCACGGACGAAAGTTTCTAAACGGAGTATCTGTGGTTGAAAGTTGGATAGTTGATGACCCAGAACACGATAAACAACAAGTATTCGGTATGTCTTATCCAAAAGGAACCTGGATGTGTTCTATGAAGATAGAGGACGACGCCATTTGGCAAAAAATCAAAGAAGGTAAGTTGAATGGATATTCCGTTCAAGGATACTTTTTAGAGAAAGCCAAGTTCAATACAGACAACATTAAAATACTTGGTGAAATCAAAGACATCCTAAAACAAACACTATGAATTACCAAGACGCTATAAGAAAAATCAATAAACTACTTGGCTTGTATAAGTTCAACTCGTATAAAATCAAAGAAAATGGTAATGAAATCATTACTGAAGGTGATTTATCGGTGGGAGAACCTATTTATATCATAAATAAAGACGGACAAATCCCAGCACCTGATGGTGAGTTTGAGTTAGATGATACAACCAAAATAACAATCAAGGACGGAGTAGTCCAAAAAATAAATTACGACAATATGGAACAAAAACAAAACTTCGTAGAAGCTATGTTAAAAGATGGCACAGTAGTAAAATCCCCAACATTTGATGTCGGTGAGGAAGTTAAAATTGTTAGTCCTGATGGAGCAGAACAACCAGCACCCGATGGTGAGCACGAGTTAAAACTCAAAGACACAGAAGGTAAGGAAGTGCTAATCAAGATTATCACTAAAGACGGAAAAATCACCGAGAGAGAAAATGTTGAACTCTCACAACCAGATATGGAAGAAGTTGAAGAAGAGATGGGAATGACTACACCAGGTCTATCTCAAGGCAACGACAATATGGAAGGTTTCAAGAAAGAAATTATGGCTGTGTTAGGCGAAATCAAAGACAAGATTGACGCTGTAGTAGCAGACCAAGAAGAAATGAAAAAGAAGGTCTCCAAGTTCGCTAAAGAACCAGCGGGAGAACCTTTAAGAATGGCTAAAAACCAAATACAAACTGAATTAAACCAAGCGAAGGATGATTACATCTCTCAATTAGTTTCTATCAGGCAAGGTTCTAAAAAATAAAATAAATTAAAAAAACAAAAATTAAAAGTTATGGCAAACAAAAAATACGACTTCAATTTTAATTTATCATCTTTATCTACTTACACAGATGAAGTTGGTGGTGAATTGATTAGACGCGCAATTTTGGAAAGCGAAACAATTAAGCTGATTAAGGTTCAACCTGGGGTGAAGGGGAGCCAAGCGATAAATCTGCTTAACTCAAATCTTGAAGTTCAAGATGGAACGTGCGGATGGTCTCCCAGCGGAAGCACCATTTACACACAAAGAGACATCACAGTATGTCAGTATAAAGTAAATGAAACATTATGTCCTGCGGACTTAAACAACTACTGGTTAGGTCAATTACTAACTCCTGGTTCTACACCAGAGACAGTTCCTTTTGAGCAGCAAATCAGCGAATTGAAGGTGGCACAGATTTCACAATATGTAGAAAACCAAATCTGGGGTGCTTCTTCAGCGACAACTTGTTTTTCAGGTTTCAAGGAATTAGTGGCACAACAAGGAACAGGAACTACAACGGTGACTGGCGGTATTGTAGTGACTGGGCAAACAGCAATTACTTCAACTACAGCATTAGCTCAAATTGATAATTTAATTGAAGCAATCCCTGATGATGTTGTAAATAGAACTGACTGGGTTGTGTTTATGTCTCACGCAAACTATAGAAAATATTTAATCAACTATAGAACAGCAAACTACTACCACTTCAATCCTGAAGGGTCTTATGAAGAGTTCAAGACATTCCATCCCGCAACAAATATATTGGTTCATCCAGTAGGGGGGTTATTGAATAGCAATCTTGTAGTATTGATGAACGCAGGCTACGCAGTGGCAGGAGTTGATTTAATGAGCGATATGGATACATTAAAAATGTTCTACAGCGTTGATTTTGACGAGGTAAGATTGAGAAGTAATTTCAAGATAGGCGTTCAGCTTGCTTGGCCTAACTTCGTAATCACGAACGGCTTAACATAAATAAACGGACTTGAAAAGTCAAAAAATTAAAAAACAAAAGTTATGAGTTTTTCATCTTGTTTTACGAGTAGTAATATATGTAAAGGTTGTAGGGACGCAGTAGGTGGTATTAAATCCGCCTATGTAGTTGCTGGTTGCGTGACTGGCATTACAGAAAACGCAGACCAAGAAATCCTTACTGTAGGCGCTACAGGTGGAACTGTATATCAGTTCCAAGTTGAAAAGAATACATCAAACTTTGTTGAGACAATCCAAGCGAGTTTAGAAAATGGAACCGTGGTAGTAAATCAAATTGTAAATCTTGTTTTCTTGAAATTACAACAATCTACACGAAACCAAATTAAACTCTTGGCTCAAAATACCAACTTAAAGGTATTTGTTGAGACAAATGAAGGTGATATTTTTTATTTAGGCGAAGATTTTGGTCTCGCTTTACAAACATCAACAGCTGAAACTGGAACTGCTTTCGCAGACAGATACGGATATACTGTTGTATTAGAGGGATTTGAGAAATATATGGCTAAAAAATTAGCTGGTTCTTTACAATCTACTTTAGTAGGACTTTCTTTATCAAGTTGTCCTTGTTAAAAATAATAAAGGGAATGTTCCACGCGGAGCATTCCCTTATTTAGCCACTCAAAAAATTATGGGTAAAAATATAGACAAAAGAGTATGGGGAGTTTTAGGAAAACAACAAACCTATTATTCACCACAGAAACAAGTTGAAGGTAAAACTAAAACTCCGTTGAATGCTAATGCGTTTGATAGTTGGGATGTGAAGAGGTCAAGGTTCAAGCGTATTGATGGATATAATGTTAGTGATGCCGCACAACAAGGAGGAGTAGTTCCACAAGTTGCCAATATCACTCCCACTCCCACTCCTACTATTACTCAAACTAGCACTCCAACTAACACCCCTACTCCAAGTTTTACTCCTACACAAACACAGACCAACACACCCACACCGACATCTACACCTGAAATTGATTGTATATGGAGTTTAACAGATGAGTTATGGGAAAATAATAGTAATCTTTGGAATGTATGCCAACCAGTAATTACGCCCACACCTACTAACACACAAACAAACACATCCACTCCTACTAACACACAAACAAACACATCCACTCCTACTAACACACCTACTCCTTCTACAACACCACCAGCAAGTGGAACAAGTGAAGCACAAACTTATTTAAGAGCCGTAGTTGATGCTGGTGGCACAGGCATTACTTCAACAGTATCAGCCGCAACAATAACATTATTTACATCATTAGTTTCTAATAATTTATGGGACAAACTTATTGCCTTCTATCCTATCTTGGGTGGTAATAGTTCAGGTTGTAAGTTTAATGGTAAAAACCCTGTTGATACAAACGCAGGATATAGATTAGTATTTAATGGTGGTTGGACTTTTAACTCATTAGGTGCTACTTCTAATGGAACAAATGCTTATGCTAATACATTCTTATCAGCCTCAACAATTACTCCATTAAACTCACAACACTTAAGCCTTTATATGGCTAATAATAGTGTTCCTTCTGGAGTAAGTAGGAGTTTTGGTGGAGCAAATGGTGGTGGTGGTTTATTTAGTATTGGGATACAATCAACATCATACTATTATTGGGGTGCGAGTGATAATGGGCAGTCAAGTTTTTCAACAGCCAATAGTCAGGGTAATCTTTTAACAACCGCCAACTCAACATCATCAAGTTTATTGTATAGAAATGGAACTCAAATATTTACCACAGTAAATGATAATGGAAAGTCAATACCATATTCAGTTTATATTGGAGCATATAATAATGCGGGGACACCAGCACAATATTACGCTAATCAATATAGATTTTCAACAATAGGGTATGGTTTATCAGCAGCACAAGTATCAACATTATCAACAATCATAAACACTTTCCAAACAACATTATCAAGAAACACATATTAGTATGGCAGAATTAGTAGCGATTTTAACAATCAATCAAAAGGATAGTTTGGTAGGACAATTAGTTTGTCCTGATGTTTATTTTAATCCAACATTAGATGTAAATGAGAATTGGTTTATATCACAAGAAGAAATAAATACTTCAATCTATCCAGAACACGATTGGATTAAAGATTTAACCTTATCGGTATATGCTGGGCCTTATGTCCCACCTCAACCAATATCAGGTTCAACAATAAATTAAAACAAAAAAATAACTATATGTCTAATTTAACAGGACAACAAATCAATCAAACATATCCAGGTTTATTAAACTTGGCAACATCAACAACAGGTATAACAGAAAACTTACAAGCCATCCAAGACGGATTAGGTAATAATACAGGACTTCGTATTACTGAAAATCAATTAGAAGTTCCAAACATACAAGGTTTCGTTCCGTTAAAGGGACAATACTACGGGGCAGGTTTTTCTAACTTATCCTCAACCCAAATGGCATCAGGAACACAAAATATTATTATCGCAGCACCATTTATAGATAAGGCAGTATTTAGTTATTCCGCTTTAACCTATAACTTGATAAGTGGAACATCAACAAGTGATACTTGTGAAGCGGCGATTTATACTTCACAAATGATAAATCCTTATGGATTATTTCCAAGTGAGCCCATCATTTCTGGACTAACAATTACAACAACTGGTTCAACAGGACAAAAAACAGTTGTATTTCCATCAAATATATCTATGAGTGGATATGGTGGAGGACTATATTGGGTTGTATTCAAGGTTTCTAATGGTGGGGTTCAACCAACAGTTAGATTTGGTGCTGGTGCGTTAGCAAATATACAAGGACAATACGGAATGTTCCAAACACTAACTACTAACCAATATAGTAATACTTTAAGAATACAACCTTCGTGGCAGGTATTTTCAGGTCAAACAACCTTTGATAATCCTTTTGGAACTGATTTAGTATCAAAACAATCAACAACATCATCAATAGCAGGTTCTGCTTTAGGTATGATATTACACACAGTAGATGCTTAATATGAATATACTTTTCATATTGATTGACGATAAACTTGACGCACATTACATAATCAGCGAGAATGCTAATAATTAGAAAAAATGTTGTAAATAATTTAATAGCGACTGTGTCTATGAATAAGACGCTGCCTAACCCTTATTATCTTTTTTCATTCCAACACATAGCATCAAAGGAGAGAATAAGTTTTATCCCTCAAGTTATTACAAGTAATGTTAGATACGATAAGTTTAGATTTGTTGAAGCTCCAACGACTAATTTATCTGCGACACCACCTGAAGTTTATTTTGAGTATTTGGGTCAAATGTATTATTCCATCTATGAGCAGGTGTCTCCTACCAATACAAATATAGATTTAGCCTACAACAAATTAGAGAGTGGTAGAGCTTGGTTGATTGTTGGTGATGATAATACCCAAGAATGTTTCTTTGAGCCTTACATTTCTAATGATGAGGATTTCGCACAAGTTATTTATGTAAGTGAAGAAGAGGAAGCTTGCCAACAACCACTTACACCTAATATCACACCGACTAACACTCCAACTCCAAGTATCACACCAACTAATACAGCCACTCCTACAAGCACTCCAACGAACACACCTACCAATACTGCTTCACCAACTATCACACCAACACAAACACAGACGAACACACCGACTATGACGAAAACTCCTACGAACACGCCAACCCCTTCATCTACACCACCA